GCATCTGCCTTCTAAGCAGACGGTCACAGGTTCGAATCCTGTCGGGCGTACAAATTGAATAAAATGAAGATCCTAAAAATCACGTCAAGGCTAGACAATCCCAGCAGATACAGCTACAAGGCAAACTATGATGTCTGGGATAGAATCGAGGGTGATCACATCTACCTTGAGTATTTCGGACCAAGCATCAACTTGAACGAGTACGACGCATTGTTCTTGCCTCCTATTATCCGATTGAAGAGGTTCCCCGACATTCTAAAAAGTATTAAGGACTCGTCAGCGAAAAAGATTCTATTCGACAACGACAGTTGCTATCATGGTTTTGACGAGCCAGCATACGAAGGCATGGACTACATTTTTTATCGTGATACTGATAAGAATGGGTCAAAGCCGAAGTGCCCTTCTATGTGGCTTCCTTGGTGGGTTGACACAGATTATTATGCCGCATCTTATGGAGGAGAAGGAGTTTCCTTCAACTGCACCGTTAGTAATCATTATCCACTAAGGATGCGCATCGCATCAAAGGTCATGACCAATACTAACTACAACTGGGATGAGTACGTCGAATGTCTTCAAAACTCAGCGGGATCAATCCATACTGACTCAGATCGAGTTCCACAAGTAAGAGCTAAAGCTCTTGAGATCGCATCCTGCGGAACGCAAATCATTTCCAACAGGACGTCAAAGATGGATTACTTCTTCCCAGATGAGCTGATAACCTATTTCGATGATGTAAATCAGCTCAAAGAAATTGTAGAAAACTTTGAGCCAAACATTGAGATTCAAAGAGAATTAAGACACATAGTTGAGACCAAACATAGTTCTGACATTAGAGCCAAGGAGGTTACAGAAAAAGTAAAATCTATTCTCTAATGGAACGAAAATTTTTTCAGGCTTATGTCTCTGCAATGATGCCTAAGTTCAAGCCCGCGATTATGCGGAGGTGGTTTTTTGAAACCTATGAAGACAACACAAAGCCTGTCGTGTTTTTTGGTGTTTACCACAATAGGGACATCCAACTTATCAATAATCACAAGGGCCCAAAGATTATTGTTTTTCTAGGTAATGATATTGATCGTCACGGTGGACTGTTTAAAGATGACCCAAATGCGTATCATGTGGCGTATGGTCCATTTAAGGACAAGCTAGAAGCTCTTGGCGTTAAAGTATATCATCATGTCACGCCTTTAAAGGAGTACGATTATTGGAAGCCTATGCCCTTGGGTGACTGCATTTACGTGTACAAGGGCCAGAGAGGAAATAGGAGAGGTCACTACAAATGGAGTGAGGTTGTAGTGCCTTTAATCCAGGAGTTTGGTGATAAGGTAATTTGGACTGATAGTCAAACAGAAAGAGATTTAAAGCTGAATTGGTACTCACGTTGCTTTGCATACGTTAAGCCGACTCCAATAGGAGGGAGCACAGCAATGTGGGAACTTGGGCACATGGGAATACGCTCGTTTACTCAGGAACACGATCACTTGAATTTTGGCCACACTGTGGACTATAAAGATGTCGATGACCTAATTTTAAAGCTAAAAGAAGAAAAGTCTAGAATAGGTCAGGTTCGTGATGACGTTGCTTTAGCGGCTTCTAACGCCCTTGATGGTAATGAAAATTGGCTCAGCTATGAGTACTATGGAATTAGTTGACTGCACTGAAGAGTACTGGGATTTTGTAAGAGTACTCAGGATGAATAAAAAGGTAGCTCAGGGATTTATTGAGGGTGCCGATATATCTCCAGAAGACCAAGTTCGATACATGACAAAGTATTCTGAGTGCTATCGTGTATGTTTGTCAAATGGAAGGCCTTGCGGATACGTCGGTGTTATTGATGACGACATCAGAGTTTGTGTCGATCCCAATTACTGGAAGATGGGTGTCGGTAAGTTCATGATTAACAAGTGTAGAGAGATATGGCCTAGTTCTTTTGCAAGGGTTAAGGTTGACAACAACGCAAGCCTTGCTCTTTTTAAGTCATGTGGATTTGAACCTAAATACATCATTTTAGAATGAAGCATAATCCGTACAAGATTGTAAGGATGTTTGAAGAGGAGATCTCTGAATATACAGGAGCCCCTTACGTCATTACAGTAGACAGCTGCACAAACGCGCTATTCCTTTGCTGCAAATATCTTGAGGTGAAGGAAGTCACTATTCCATCAAAAACTTATCTGTCTGTACCTATGAGCATTATGCACGCAGGAGGGGAGGTGGTTTTTGACAAGAGAGAGACAACCAACCACTGGTCTGGTTGCTATGATTTAAAGCCCTATCCTATCTACGATTGCGCCAAAAGATTCACTTCTGGCATGTATGAAGAGGGTACATTCATGTGCTTGTCTTTTCACATGAAAAAGCATTTGAACATTGGTAAGGGTGGAGCCATTCTGACAGACAGCAAGGAGGCTTACGATTGGTTTAAAAAAGCCAGGTACGAGGGGAGAAGTGAGAAGTTTTACAAAGAAGACTCTATTGAGCAGCTAGGCTGGAACATGTACATGACTCCTCAACAAGCGGCTCAAGGTCTTTGCCTTATGCAGAATTACCCTAAGCATAAAGAGGATCAAATCGAGCTCGGTGGCTATAGAGATCTTACCGAGTTCCCAGTATTTAAATCAAACAAGACAATTTCATAAAATGGCTGACTACATCTGCAAGTGCGACAAGAAGCACGAAGAATCCAAGAGTGGCGTGTCGATTAAGTTTGGGCCCGACGGGGCTTACCATGACATCAAGTGTCCTTGCGGTAAGTACATGGAGCTCAAAGACCCAAAGGTTGGGGTGCCTTCATTTAAGCGAGACAGTCACGGTCGTGTGTACTGATGAACTCTCTGGTAAAGGTAGAGGGATATGATGACCTGGGTATCTGCATTTGTCCCCAAGGTTCACAGGGTGAAGTTATTGAACTCGGTGGGTTACTCGTTGTTCTTCCCGCTAAGCCGCCCGAAGAAGAAATTCAAGGATATGGAAAGCCAAACGACCTGCAGGTGTGGGAGAGGGGGCTTCTGCCAGAGGAGTTGTCTCGGGTTCGCTCTATGGATGAGTGGGGGGAGATGCCGAGGGAGTTTAGACAGAAGTTTCGTCCGTATATCGAGGAAGAGTTTCGCCGTAGGCGTGAAGGCTTTTGGTTTTACAACAATGGTGAGCCTACATATATTACGGGGCGTCACTACATGATGCTGCAATGGACCAAGCTAGACATTGGTTATCCAAACTTCTTATCTTTTCAGCGTGACATCTTTTTACACATGGCTGCGTGCGAGGCTGATCCCCGCTGTATTGGTCAGCTCTACACTAAGTGTCGTCGTTCTGGATACACTAATATCTGCGCTTCAGTCCTCGTCGATGAAGCTACGCAGGTTAAGGACAAGCTTCTTGGCATACAATCAAAAACAGGTAAAGACGCGCAGGAGAACATCTTCATGAAGAAGGTGGTCCAGATGTTTAAATCCTACCCATTCTTCTTTAAACCGATTCAAGATGGAACGACTAACCCACGCATGGAGCTCGCTTTTAGAGAGCCTTCGAAACGTATTACCAAAAACAATAAAACCTCTCAAAAAGGAGAGGCGCTCAACACGGTAATCAACTGGAAGAACACCACCAACAATGCTTACGATGGTGAGAAGGTTCACATCCTATATCTAGATGAGGCAGGAAAATGGGAAAAACCTACAGACATAAGAGACGCCTGGAGGATTCAACGGACGTGTTTGATCGTCGGGCGAAAAATCGTAGGAAAGGCCCTGGTCGGAAGCACGGTAAATCCGATGGACAAGGGTGGAAAAGAGTACAAGGAGCTATGGGCGGATTCGAGTCCGATGGAGAGGAACGCGAATGGTAGAACAAGAAGTGGCCTATATCGTCTGTTCATCCCTGCATACGAGTCTCTCGAAGGCTTCTTTGACGTATATGGACATCCAGTCATTGAAGATCCTGATTCGCCTGTCAGCGGTCTTGATGGTGATAGCGTTTATCAAGGAGCTAAAACGTATCTCAAGAACGAAAGGAACGGACTGAAGCACGATCCGTCAGAGCTTAACGAGGTTACGCGACAGTTCCCGTTCACGACTGATGAAGCATTCCGTGACAGCATCGATGGGAGCATCTTCAATATCGGTAAGATCTATCAGCAGATCGAGCACAATGAAGATCTGTTCCCTAATCCCGTAGTGCAGGGAAACTTTGTCTGGAAGAACGGAGAGCGAGATACGGAGGTGGTGTTCTCCCCAGATGTGAACGGCAGGTTCTTTGTGTCCTGGATGCCTCCAGAGGACCAGAGAAACCAGAAAAGAACTGAAAGGGGGAAGAGGGTAGCGCCCTTCCCAGAGAGAGGCGTGGGTGGGGTTGACTCCTACGACCTTGACGAGACAGTAGACGGGAGGGGGTCTAAGGGAGCCATGCACCTCCTCAATAAGTTCAACATGAACGATGCCTCTAACATGTTTGTGGTGGAGTATGCTTCACGCCCAGACATGGCGAAGATCTTCTACGAGGATTGCCTCATGGCAGCTGTCTTCTACGGATACCCTCTTCTTGTAGAGAACAACAAGTACGGAATTGTAAGATACTTTGAATCAAGAGGTTACGATGGTTACTTGATGGACCGTCCAAAGCACCTGTTTGCAGGTAGCTCTAAGTCCGTCAGGACCAAGGGCTTGCCCTCAAACTCTGCTGACATCATCCAGGCGCACGCACAGTCGATTGAAGCTTACGTCCACAATCATGTTGGTATTCACGGGGAATCGGGCATGATGGGGAAGATGTACTTCAATAGAACTCTGGAGGATTGGATCGGATTCAAGATCACCAATCGAACCAAGTTTGACTTGACAATTAGCTCAGGACTAGCTCTTTTGGCTGCCCAGAAGGCACCACCTAAGAAAGAGGTTGACCTCTCTGAGAAGCAGTTTTTTAGGAGATTTAAATTCAATGCTTAAATCACTATATTTGCAGGAAAGCAGAATCTCCGAAGATGTACGGCAGCAACACCAATAATAAGTTTGGATTCCCCGATCAGCTCGTGAGCATGGCAGAAAAGGAGTCCAAAGAATATGGTCTCAAGTATGCCAAAGCCATCGACGCTCAGTGGGGCAAAATCTCAGAGCGAGGCAGTCTGTTTAGAAAGCGTTTCCAGCAGTTCGACGAGAACAGAAGCTACGCCAACGGTACGCAAGATACTACGATCTACAAAAAGATCCTAACGTCTCTTGACCCGAATGGCAACGACGGGACGCTCCTGAACCTTGACTTTTCAGCAGTGCCCATCCTCCCAAAGTTTGTGAGGGTTGTGGCCAACAAGATTCTTTCGCTGAATCCCTACCCCAACCTGGAGGCAGTTGACCCTATCTCAGAATCTGAGAGAGACAACAAAAAGAAGGACTTGCTCTTCGATATGAAGAACAAGGAGAAGCTTCAGCAAGTGAAGGATGCTACAGGTAAGGAGCTTAGCTCTGTGCCTATGGAAGAGATCCCTGAGACTTCAGAAGAGGCGGAAATCTACATGGCGTCTAACATTAAGACTGCCGCTGAGGTCGCCGCGCAGGTTGCTACCAACTTGACCCTGGAGTGGAATGACTTTAACGATAGCATCTACAGGCGAGTAGTTAATGACTTGGTCGTATGCGGCCTCGGTGTTGTGAAGAGAGAGAACGATCCTAATTACGGGATTGTAACGAGATACGTTGACCCTACTGCCTTCATCCACAGCTACACAGAAGACCCCAGTCTTAATGACTTGGTGTATGCTGGAGAAGCAAGAAAGATCACGATCATGGAGCTCCGAAGACTTGCGGGGGATGAGCTCAACGAGGATCAGATTAAGGAGATTGCAGAGAAGGCCAGAAGCAAGTACTCGTATGATGCCAAGCACATGCATCAGCACACATACGATACGACGACTGGCAGGAACTCTTACGGCTACGACGACTTCGTGGTTGATGTGCTCGACTTCGAGTTTATCGCAACAGACAAGATCCACTTCGAAGAAAAAACCAACCGATTCGGGAACGTCAACTTCTACATGAGAGGCTTTGACAAGCCCAAAGAGGGTGTGTTTGGAGAAGGGGAGCAGTGCATGTACGTCCAAAATGTTTACGGAGGTATGTACATCTTGGGTTGCAATCATCTTGTCAACTACGGAAGAAAGGCTAACGTGCCAAAGAACATGTACGACATCTCTCGTGCAAAGCTTTCTTACTCAGCCGTTTCTACCAACATGCGGAACATGATGCCTAAGTCTATGGTGGACGGGTGTCAGAGCTTCGCAGACCAGATCCAGCTCACCCACCTGAAAATCCAGCAGGCTATTGCGAAGGCAAAGCCAGACGGATTGATCATTGACATCGAGGCCTTGGAGAATGTCCAGCTCGGTAAGGGTGGTGAGCTTCAACCACTTGAGCTGCACGACATCTACGAGCAGACAGGTGTCTTCTACTACAGAAGCAAGAATCCTGACGGGTCGCAGAGCGCTCCGCCTATCAGAGAGATTGGTAACAGCATCCGAAACATCAACGAGATGATCGGTCTGTACAACCACTATCTCAGAATGATTCGCGACGCCACAGGGGTCAATGAGGCCATGGATGCTTCTACACCTAAGGGAGACGCTCTTGTCGGTGTACAGCAGATTGCTATCCAGTCGGGAAACAACGCTCTTTACGACATCACAAACGCATCGGCCATCCTGTACAAAAAGGTCGTTCAAGATATCGTCAAGTGCATTCAAATCATTCATCCTGACAGCATTCTCTATCAGACCTATACTAAGGCTATCGGTACACAGAAGATGGAGACTCTATCAGAGTTCTCAGATCTCTCTATGTACAACTTTGGGGTTATCGTAGAGAAGGACATGGAGGAGAAGGATAGGCAGTTCCTGGAGCAGAACATTCAGATTTCTCTTTCTCAGAAGGAGATTGATTTGGAAGACGCTATGGCGGTTCGTCAGCTCAAGGATGTGAATCAGGCCGAGAAGGTTCTTATGATTCGCAGAAAGAAAAGAAAAGAGGCCATGCAACAGGCTGCCATGCAGCAGCAGCAAGCGGCAGCTCAGGCAGCGATGCAACAGCAACAGGCTGCTATGCAGGCGAAGCAGCAGGAAGTGCAGCTGATGATCCAAGCGGAGGTTTCTAAGATTGGAACCAAGATGAAGGCTGACATGCAACTGGAGCAGTTGCGTCAGCAGCATGAGGAGCGCATGATGCAGTACAAGCTTCAGATTGCTGAGGCAACTCGTCAAGACGAAGTTCAGAGCAGAAAGGAGGTGGAGAGAATGAAGGACGACAGGAAGGACGAGCGGGTCAAGAAGCAGGCCATTGAACAAAGCAAACTTATCTCTCAGAGACAGGGTCAGAGAGGAGAACTACAAGAAGAACCGAAGGACTTTGACATTGGTCGAGCCCTTGCTAACCGAGAACTAAACAACCAGTAATGGCTACTATCAACCTAGACACAGCAGCTCGCCTAGACATCGTTTGTCGCAAAGGCGATTCATTCGATCTCAAGATTGACTTCGGAGTGGCTATTGATAGCAATGCCGATAACTGGAAGATGGAGATTGCAGCAGACGATAGATCAACCGCAGAGTTGACCATCAGTGACGACTACACCGCGTCTGGAGGAGACTACAGTGGGTTTACTGTTGAATCTAATGCAGATGGTCTAGCAAACTCTCAGCTTAGGGTTCGCATCAGTTCTACAGATATGGCTACTCTCGATGGAGGCATGTATGTATATGACATCCAAAGAGACTCAAATAACTCAGGAACGGGAGATGGAGGTGGAATCGTGCAGACATACGTGTACGGAACCCTCTTGGTAAACGAAGACATCACTACGCCTAACTGATGAACTTTAAGGTAACTGTGAATGCTCCACCAGCAGTAAAGGTCTCTCTAGAGGAGACTAAGGCTGTTAGTGTCAAGACAGAAGCAGTAAAACCGATTCGTGTTTCAGTCACGAGCAACGTGGCTAAGGTGACAACCAACTCACCGTCAGTATTCAAGGTATCCCCTCCAGCAACTAAGCTTGTCAAGGTCACGCCTAAGGCTTCTCCTGTAATCAAGGTTCAGGGGATCTCTAGTGTCGGGCCGCGTGGTGAGGCTGGTCCCAGGGGAGCAAACTTTACTCTTGTTGAGGATGACTCTCCTCAGCTAGGTGCGAATCTTGACGTACAGACGTTTAAGCTATTTACCAGTGCTACGGATCAGGACATCATGTTCACTCCTTCTGGTACTGGCAAGATTAACCTCGACGGAACCATACAGTTTAAGCGGTTCCCTGCAGACTCCCCTCCAGACGCATTTCCTGGTGGCATGTATGCAGATGATAACGACAACATTTACTTTGGAGTTTCTTAATTATATTTGCAACAAATAAACAAGCAAAATGAGCAGTACTTGGAAAAAAGTTCTCCTTCACGGAGAAAATGTTACGGTAGGGACAATTAACGCCTCCCTTACTGACCAAACCACGAATGTTGACGCTTCTAATGCCACGGCAGAGTTGGTTGTTGAAGAGTCTGGAGCACTCAAGACCAGATCCGTCAGCTTCGGTACCGCAGCTTTCTCTGATACGTCCGCTTTCGTAGCATCTTCGAGTGCATCTCCTACGTTTACAAACGTTACCGCTACGGGCAATGTCGTTGTGGAAGGCAACCTCACTGTAGA